CATCGAGCGTACCATCTGCGAGCAACTGCCAGTCGATCGTGACCGAGTACTTCGGAAAGTAGGTGTTCTGGACGAGCCTGATGTCAGGGGCGCGTATCATCCGAAGCGTCCAAACACATCGATACACGGACCATTGAGCGTGATCACTTTGGCGAAGCTGCCGTCGCGCTTGCCCAAGTAGCTCTGCTGCTTGGTGTCGAGCTCGTAGTAGACTTTGTTGTCATTCGACTTGTGGCGCACATTGTCACCCGACGACACAGTCTCGTCCTTGGTCAGATGCATGTAGCGATATGATGACTGGCCTTGCTTGTATAGGGACTTCTGCCCACGTGACTGCTGCTGACCTGAGCCCCCAGCGCCACTCTGTGAGCTGCCGGCGCCTTGCTGCTGTTGGCTATCCTGATCGAGCAGCTGCATTCGCAACGTCTTATCACGCGGGCCTGTCATGAAGCCGCCACTTTGGGCGAAATGAAATTGCAGCATATCCTGCGCCGTGCGGAACATCGCCGAGTCGCCAGGGTCAAGCCCGTTCAGGCGGTGGCGGCGATCATCCATATTGCCAGCGACAGGAAACGACCGATTGCCACCCATGAAGTTGATGAACGTTTCAGCGCATCCAGTAGTATTGCCTTGCTTGTCCTTGTCAGGACCCATGCACACTGACGTGAAGCCGTAGTTCTGTGGCGACTCGATGGCAGACCGACTCTCATTTTTCATGAAGCTGCTGCCGTGCTCTTGCATCTGCTTCGAGTCGTCAATGCTACCGACCGTCGCGCGGGCCCCGCCAGCAACGTAGCTGCGGAACGATGAGTTAGCGGGTGTTGCTCGATGCATGGCTATCTCGGTGTCAGGCTCAAGTAAAGTGGATCAGTCGGATCAAGCTCCTTAGGCGCGACGGGGACAGGGTTTTGCACCGGACCAGGATTTATGCTGCCCATATCCTTCAATCCCCACGGCGGCAGAAGATCAAGGCGCGTCATAGTGCCGCCTCGGTTGTCCTGCGTGAACGTTACCTGGTAGATTTTCATCACCATATCGAGCGGGGCCGACGGCGAATAGATGTAGACCTTGTCGCCTGGCCACCAAAGGTTCGACCCATCCCTGAGCCATCCTTGCACGTTCACAGTAACATCGATCTGAGGAGCTTCGTGCCACAGCGCTTCGTTGCGAGCGCGGTCGGTCACTTCCTGTTGCGACTTTACCGGCTGCTCGCTTGGCGTGATCAACAAGCTGCGGAAGGGCGCTGATCCTCCCCACACCCCCTCGAGCTCGCTCGCAGCCGTGAAGGCGTTGTCGTCCGACGCTGCGGACTGGGCAAGCACCTTGTACATCTGGTAGAGCTGTTCTTTGTGTATGACGCATTGGCACGTCTTTATATTCTGGCCTTCGATGAGCTGCGTGTTGATGACTGGAAAGTTGTGATCGCCGATGAGCAGGAAGTTGCCGAACGAGTCAGACCCGAGGACGATCCCACGCGGTCGCGCGATCCTCTCGAGGAAGTCCCAGATTTGCTCGCCGGGTTGGTTCTGCAGTTTGTCGAAGGGTATGGCATTTAGGTTCCCGATAACTTTGATCCCAGCGGGATAATCTGCTAAGACTTTTTGCGCGACCTGCTGGAACGTCATCCCGTCGAAGCTGCCGGTCTCAGTACTGACGCTACTGCGAGAAATCCACGAGGTATCACTTTTGCCGGTGAGCTGTACGTTGTGCTGCGTCGCCGTGTACGCCACCTGCCGTGTATCAATGATCCCGCGAATAACGTCAACGCCTGCGAGGTTGATGTTACATTGCTGACCCGGCATGAACTGAAGCTTAACGAAGGGCGCATCACGCTCGGCCATCGTGAACTGGAAAATAGAGAACGGCTCAGCCCATCGCACTTGAACGAAGACGCTCTCGAAGTCCCTGACGCTCTGGCCGCCCACGCTAAGGATCGCCCACTCCTGAGGGTTTGGTCCTTGGAGCGTTGACGGAGCCGGCAGATCAGTACGCGGCGCTTCAGGGATTGCATCGGCCATCAGAACGATAGAGCTTGACCCGAAGGTGGGCAGAACGCTGGGTGAACGACTTTGTTCTCATTGCGGATTTCATCGTAGCGGCTCGCATCGTAGTACAAGCGCTGCGATATGACAAGGGTTGGCAGCGGGGCAGCGAACACATAATCGACCATCATGGGCAATCGCTGGCCTGTCGTCGTCAGGTAGTTGACGATAGCGGCGTGCAGCTCGACCAAGCCGCGATAGACCATCGCGTCCATCGTGTCAGCAGCGAGCTCCTCGGCGTCCCCGAACGGCTGCTGCAGCGCGAGGATCAACGCGTCAACGTCTTGACGGCTCTTGAATATCATGGTGGAAATTATCTTTCCTTCATGCGCCAGAGCGATCTGCGTTGAATAGTCCCTGATCAGTTGTGCGCCTAACGTGTAGGGTGCCTCGGCTGCGAGGTCACGTCGCACGTCTTCGAACTGCGGTAGCGTCGCGTTCGCCTGACGGCACAGGTCAAAGCAAGTATCGATCCGCGGGCCAATCAGGCCGCTGCCAATGAGGAGCGGGGCGTTGGTCATGACATCGCCAATAGCTGTTCGCGCCGTTGAGCCGCTCAAGCCTTTGTCGGCAATCGTCGTCGCCAGATTGGTCATCAACCGCTGCACCAATGGGACGGCCTCATTGATGTCAGCTTTGGTGAATGTATAAGTCATGGGGCTAAGTTCTCGGCGGCAGGCACGAGACCTGCGAGACCCATCTTGTTGATGTCGCTCGCTGCTTGGTTTCGCACGATGTCTGCAGCATTGTTGAGAGCGTAGATAGTGTTCTGCGACAGCGACAGGACTTGTGGCGGCAACCCATACTCGTAGAACTCAATGTCGAAGACGCAATAACCGCCGAAGCGTTCCTCCTCCGCAAGCCGATACTGCATGACCACGACGTTCTCAGGCGGCAGCGTTGGCAACTGCAATGTCGCAGGCCCGATTGCCTCGAGGGCTTGGATCAAAAAGTCACGCGCCACACGGTAGTCAACATTGTAGAGAGGCGACGCCAAGTTGGTCGGGTATGTGATGCAGTACGCGCGCACCGAGAACGACTTGGCACGTCGCCCCATGTCCTCAGCGTATGGCAGTTCTTTCTTCGGGAACTCATGTTCGACAATGCGGCGGCCATTAGTGCGGCTCATGGACTCGACGTGAAAGAACGCCCCACGAAACGACGCAGGCTGCAGGTCATCACGCCACGGCGCATGGATGTCGAGGATCGTGCTCATAGGTTCGGGTCAGCTGCAGGTGAACGATTGCCAGCAGCGCCTGCCGCCGGCGTCATTTGAACTTGTCGCGTCACTTCGGTGTTCTTGAACAGACCATCGCCTCCGGCCTTGACATTTGTTCCGGGCGGTGCATTCACGTTGACATCGAGCTTACCCGAGGCATTGACCGCGACAGCTGGGGTTTGGTCCATGCCAGCACGCGCGCTGCGGATCGCGCTGGTGATCTTCATTCCTTCGTCGGCTTCCTTGTGTCCCGGGTTGACTTCGCCATGACCGAAGACAGGTGTGCCAGGATAATTCTCAGAGATGAATTTCTTAGCAGCTGCGACCTGCGCTGGGGTCACATCGCGATCATCGCGGGCGATCACTTCCATGCCGACGATATTGCGATTGGTGAGGAACGGGTGACCTTTGCCGAGGATCGGGCTGCTGCGATAGCGCGACTCGTTCATGATATTAGACGCGCCGGGCTGGCCAATCTGAACGATATTGCCTTGGCGATCCATCGCGTACTCAACCCCAAGACCGCGTTGGCGCAACGTCGACTGCAGACCTGCGATGTCCCCACCACCGCCTGTGTGGTGCATGATGAACGCTTCAGGCGCTTGTCCTGTTGCGGCGCGCATAGCCTGCGCTGATACCGTGGGCGCAGCTGCGGGCTGATCCTGACCATTGACGTTAGCACTAAGTTGCTTTTGAAAATTGGAGACGCCCGCAGGCCATCCCCTGTTGAGCCCACGAGGATCATTAGCTGCGCCAGGTGGGGCGTAAATCCCAGCCATGCCTGCGATGGTGCTGCCACCTCGACGATAGTTGATCCCAATGCGTCGGCCTGCCTCGGTGATGCCAGCTTCGACGTTGGGGAAGTTCTGACCCGTCATAGCGTGGGTCGCTGGGTCCATCAAGCCGGCAGGATTATTGCGATTGCGCAGCATCGCAGAGGTCCCGCGACCTGTCTCCTGCGCCATGACGCCAGCGACTAACGACGGCGGAACGTTATTAGCCTGAGCTGCTGCGACGACATTCTCATATTGACCAGCG